AGAAGCCGCTGATGAACCAGGATTTCTACCACCACGCCACTCCGAGTTATCCTCAGAAAGTATTGGTAGGTAATTGTTTATATTCAATCCTCTCAGACCTTCCTTAACAATCGAAATTCTAATTTTATTATGTACTCTATTAATATCTTCGTTAAGAGAATTGTAATTAATTGAAGAATTTCGACTTCTTGTTCCTCTCCCTCTGTTTATTGATTCAGAGATTAATTTTTGTAAATCTTTCTTTTTTACGATAGTTTTTGCCATGGGTTTGTTTTAATAATAAATATTGCGCATTTTAAGAATGTGCACTAACTCAACTTAACTTTTATTTTATTCGATTTTTTATCATAGCTCAAAGAAAGAGTGGACCCTTTTTCAACCTTGGATTTTAACATTTCTTCGGCAATTGCGTCCTCTAAGTAATTAGAAATCGCCCGATTCATCGGTCTAGCACCATACTTATCACTATAACCCTTTTCCATTACAAGTTCTTTAGCACTTTTAGTAACTTTAATAATGTAACCCATTTCTAACATTCTATCCTTAAGGAACCCTAAGTGTACTTCTAATATCTTAGAAATGTTTGCTTTTGAAAGTTTATTAAAAACTATAATATCGTCTAACCTATTAATAAATTCAGGATTGAAACGCTTCTTCAAATTCTTATCAATGATTGATTGTACCCGTTCCTCATAACGATCCTCACTATTTGAAGTTTTGAATCCTACACCTTCCCCAAACTCATCCACTTCCCTCATACCAATATTTGAGGTTAGTACTATTAAACAATTTCTAAAATTAACTTTTCTTCCCATACCATCAGTCATGTATCCATCGTCTAGGAGTTGTAAAAGTGAGTGGAAAATATCCGGGTGAGCCTTCTCAACCTCATCAAATAAAACTAAAGAGTACGGTTTACGTCTAACTTTTTCTGTTAATTGACCACCCTCATTATATCCTACGTAGCCAGGAGGAGAACCAATCATTTTAGTAGTTGCAAATTTCTCACTATATTCTGACATATCTACTCTAATTAATGAATCTTCACTACCAAATACCTCTATTGCTAATTGGTTCGCTAACTCAGTCTTACCAACCCCAGTAGGGCCTAAAAACATAAAACTACCAATAGGTTTATTAGGGTTTTTAATACCTACCCTATTTCTTCTTAATGATTTACAAACCTTTTTAATTGCCAAATCTTGTCCTATAATAGAAGACTTTAATACCTCATCAATGGCTAATAATTTTTGTGATTCATCTTCAGTAAGTTTAGTCACAGGAATATTAGTACTTGTGGATATAACTTCTAATATTTGTGCCTCATCAACCACAGAACGATCCTTTTGTAATTGTGTCTCCCACTGTTCAACAAAATTCCTTAAGTCGGTTTTTAGATTTTTTTCTTTATCCCTAAGATTTGCGGCCTTTTCATATTGTTGTGAAATTACCACCTTATTCTTTTCTTCTTTTATTTTATCAATCTGTTTTTCAACCTCTTCTATTCTTTTAGGTGGTCGTGCGTGGACAGCGACCCTCGCACCTGCTTCGTCCAGAACATCTATTGCCTTGTCAGGAAAATTTCTATCAGTGATATACCTTTCTGATAACTCAACACACTTAATAATAGCTTCTTTAGTGTAGGATACTTTGTGATAATCTTCGTAAGTTCCTTTTATATTATTTAATATGATAAGAGTTTCTTTTTTAGTTGGTGGGTCAATCATAACTTTTTGGAATCGTCTTTCCAAAGCACCATCTTTTTCAATATGTTCTCTATACTCATCAAGAGTTGTTGCCCCAATACATTGTATTTGTCCTCTTGAGAGTGCTGGTTTTAAGATATTAGCAGCATCCATTGAACCTGAGGAATTACCAGCTCCGACCATAGTGTGTAACTCATCAATAAACATAATAATGTTTCTATCCCCACTTACCTCATCTAACAATCCTTTTATTCTTTCCTCAAATTGACCTCGATATTTAGTTCCAGCAACTAAAGAAGTTAAATCGAGAGAAACCACTCTTTTACCCATCAAAGGACGAGGACATTTTTTTGTTACAATCCTAGTTGCTAGACCATCTACAATTGAAGATTTTCCAACACCAGGGTCTCCGATAAGAACGGGATTATTTTTCTTTCTCCTACTTAATATTTGTGCGATTCTATCCACTTCTTTTTCTCTACCAATCACTGTGTCTAATTTTCCATCCTTAGCTTCTTCAGTAACATCCACGCTAAAGGCGTCTAGGATTGGTGTTGCACTTTTTTCTGGGGTGCTTTTTTCTGAGGGAGACCCCTCCTCTTGACCAAACGGTTCTTCATTATACATCATACTCATATTGTTTAATTCTTTTTTATAGGTTTTATATTCGACACCAAATTTAAGCAAAAAACGCGAGACTCCCGAGCTTTTTTGTGCTAAAATTGATAACATTAAATGGTGAGAGTTTATTTTATTATCTTTTAATAGTTTTCTTTCGTCATTAACGTGATCTAAAATGGATTGAGCGTCAGTTGTAAAAGGAATTACAACTCGTAACTCTCTATTCTCTGTATCGATTGTTAATAGTTCCTCTAATAAATTAGTAACAGAATCCAAGTCTAGTCCTAAATTTAGTAATAATTCACATGAACTATTTCTTTCATGTTTTATTATACCCATAAATAAATGAATGGGTCTAATGTATTCCGATTTATAAACAGTGGCAACATCTAGACCGATTTTTATAATCTCTTTTAATGGGTATAGTTCTTTCATATGGTCAAATATAGTCATAAATTAACTTTAATAAAGAATTTATTTATTAAAGAAAACTATTATTATTAAATAAATACCTAATATTATGATAGACCCTATCACCAAAGACAAAAGTAAAATATATAAAAAAATCGAACTAATTGTATACACGAATAAGAATACTGCGTACCCTACCGGAGAAACGAAAATAATCCACGAAAACTCCGCTATGTTAATTTCAGGTAATTTTATAATTATTATTACATTAGAAGGTGGACACCAGAAAGGAGATATTTATAAATTAGAGGAAGTTAAGTCTTATCGAACTAATTTAGAAAAAATAGTATTATAAAATGTTAATAAAAAAAATCACCGAAAAGAAAGGTCTCATTGAGTCCTACTATAACTCTTCTAATGTACTTAAGTCAATATACCATATAGGTACCAGAGATTTAGACGTAGTATTCAAAAGAGGGTCAGTATATCGATATACGGATGTTCCTTTGAAATTATTTGAACAATTTGAACGGGAACAAAGCCAAGGAAAATTTCTTAATAGTAAAATTAAAAATAAACACACAACTAATAAGGTGGCTGATGTTAACACCCAACCATTAGTAGAATTAATAAATAAAATGATTCAGAGAAATTCTAAACTCGGACCAATTAATGGGAATACGAAAGACCCAAAGTAAACTAATTAATTTGTTTAATATTTATAGTATATGGAAGACTATAATTTAGACAACGCATCATCGAGCACATTACAAGATAATAATACCCTTTCTCCAGAAGTTTGGATTAAAAAAGGTGAATCATATACCATGAAACCAGAGATTCATGAGAGATTAATAGAGATCGCTAATGATTTTTATGAATTCCTGAGATTGGACATTGAATTATTAGATATCACTTTAACCGGTAGTCTCTCAAATTACAATTACTCAAAATATTCGGACTTTGACCTTCACTTAATTGTTGATTACGATAAGGTCGACGCTGACCATGAATTAGTTGACGACTTTTTTAACATGAAAAAAACTATCTGGAACACACGACACGATATAACAATTAAGGACTTTGATGTTGAGGTGTATGCCCAAGATGTAAACGAACCACATCACTCGACCGGAGTCTACTCCGTTAAAAATGAAGAATGGATAGTCGAACCTAAGAAAGAAGAGGTAAACGTAGATAAGAATGAGGTTTATAAGAAATCAAAATCTTGGTCTAAACAAATAGACAACATAGAGAAGTTCTATAAAAAAGGAAAATATGATAAGGTTATAGGACTAGTGGATAAACTAAAAGAGAAATTAAAAAACTATCGATCCATTGGGTTAGATAAGAAGGGAGAGTACGCAATTGAAAATTTGGTGTTCAAAGTCCTAAGAAGAAGTGGGTATATTGGTAGGTTAAATGATATGAAAGAGGATTCATATGATGAAAAAATGACGATAAAAGAATATAACAAGAAATAGATATATTTATATAGAAAGAATTTAAGAGATGGGAACAAACACATGGAATAATTATAATGGGAGTCTACCTCAATACCTTATTGATTTAGGTGCTTTAACTATAGGAACTTCTGGTGGTACCGCTTCATATGGGGCAATAGATATCGATTTATCACATAGACCTTACACTGGTTTTGTTTGTACAAATTTATATTTACAAATACCAGCAGTTGTTGGTCGAATAACTACTACTCAAACAGTGGCTGGAGGTGCTGGTGTAACCGCAATAACACTAGCTGTACCAACAGAAGGGTTAAGATGGACTTTTAATGGAGGGGATATTGATAGATACACTTCCGGTGAATTAGTTGCTGGGTGTTTCTGCCCAAATCCATGTATGATTGGTGGTACGACAAATCAATTTGAAATGGGTCTAGGTGCGTCACCAAGAAGAATAACACAAGTTAACCAATCTGGACAAGGTGAAGTATTAATAGGAGGTGGATCGATGAATAATATAACTTGGCCAGGACAAGGAACAATATAAATGAATAAATAAATGAGTTTACAAGGAAAATCACAAATAGATAGAATGCATGAATTAATGAATTCTATGACTAATGGTACTGTAATTAAAAACCCAGTTGTACCTAAACAAAAGAATGCGGTAGACGGAAAAACATACGGAATAGTAAAAGAAAATTCATATTACATTATAAAAGAACATAATGGTAGGAATTATGGTTATATAAATGGATTAAAGAATAAAACCGACTTCAAATACAATTCTTACGCTGAGGCAATGAAACAAATGAATTTAATGTTTGGTTCTCTTAATGAGGCTTATGGATATGAAGAAGGTGTAGATTTATTCACTGAAGGTAAAAAAAAATACGTAATAAGGACAGGAAATAGACAACAAGAACAAGAGGAGAATGAGTTCGTAGATCCTAACCCAGAGGTAGGGACTGGATCAGTGCCGACAGGACCTCCAGCGCCAACAGCACCTGTAGACAATTCTAGAAAAAAAGCGGTAGGACCAACTACACCACCAAAAGCACCTACCCCAATGCCATCGGGTGGGGTAACACCAGATAGACCAACACCAGGTAGACCAACACCGGCACCAGCAGTACCATCACCAGCACCATCAGGAGGAGGAATTGATTTTGACTCGGAAGTGTCATCAATAGAAAGAGATTTAGGTGGGGGTGAAGAAAGTCCAGAGAAGGAAATACAATCACTTACTGGTAAATTAGGTCAAGCACTAAGACAAGGCGAAGCAGAACAGGTGGTAGATACTGAATTAACAAAATATGTAGTTAATTCTGTTTTTTCCGCTCTTAATATTGGTGAGTTAACAGATGAGGATAAATTAGAAATAATTAAGAAAGTTAAAAACGCAGGTACTGATGACGAAATGTCTGGAACTCCTGATATGCCAGATATGGGTGGGAGAACTAGTAACGCACAAATTGGAATGCCGGGTGGTCATCCTGAAGAAGAAGACGACACTGAGATGGAAATTGATGGGTTAGACAGTGGAATGGAAAACCAGGAATTAGACTTAGATATTGATGATTTTGAAGACGATATGGAAGGAATGGAAGAAGATATGTTATATGGCGATGGGGAAGAAAGTGATGGTGGGATTACCGACCTAAGTCAAAGCCTAAGAGATTTTGTTGTAAAAACAGTAGACTCTTATATTGAAACTAGACCGTCCTAAAAATTTTATAAATGGAAACCTATCTTTGTTATATAAATAAAATGGGGGTTAATTATAAAGGGGAAAATCTCTATGAATTTATTTTTACCAGTAAAACTAATTTACCTTTAGTCGATGGTGAATCGTGGGATAAAACCCCAGCTGATGGATTCCCGTCCCCACCAAACCCTAACTTTATAAAAGAAGTGTCTTCTCTAACAACTAGTGAGATAACCTTAAACGTCATACAAGACTCAAATTTCTTTGGTGTTTATGATGCGGTTGATAATATAATATCTTTGGGTTGGGAAAACCTAGAGGATGACTTTGAAGGTATGGAAAGTGTTAAAAGATTGGTTTTTCATTATGGTGAAAAATCACAATCAGTGGCTGATAAACTTTACAGTAGGGATATAATTCTAGAAAGAACAAAAACTAAAAATTTAGAAATTAAATAATATGGGTCTAAGAAATCTAAATTCTTTATTAAATGAACAGGATTCGTTAACCGCGATAAACCGTACGTTAAGGGACCTTAATAAACAAATAAAGGCGGCACAAGCTGCTCTAAAAGACGCAAAGTCGAAAGGTGTTGATAGTAAATCTGTTGGTAATGAACTGAGTAGTATCTATAAACAGATTGCCAAAAAGAATCAAGCAAATACGGATACGATAGAATTAAATTACTATATTAAATTGGTTGGTGACCTTACCGACAAAGTAACGGATATTAGACATCATAAGACAACTTCGGACGAACTAACTGAGGCTAAAAAAACTGTCCACGCCTCGGTCACTAATTGTTTATCCCAAGTAAATCCGTTAAAAACTCAATTAAGTAAACTAAAAAAACAATACTACGAGGCAAAAAAAGTTGCGGGAGTACAAAAAAAAATTAACTTAAAAACCATAAAATTAGCGGATATACAAAAAGACGTAGAGGTTGCTGGTGAGACAAAGAGTGATAATAGTACTAAACAACAAGATGCGCAAAGTAGAAAAGTTTCCAACGCACAAAAAGCCCTAGAAAGAATACAATTAATTGAACCTCTTAGTGAGCAGGGAGAAACTTTAAGTCCATCAGATGAAAAAGCAAAAAAGGATTGTGAGTTAAACCTCAAAGGACTACAAAATGAAATGGCGAACTGGTCGAAACTTTTAGCTAAAGTACAATCTTCAGCAACTCCAGTTACTGAAGATACGATGTCAGGGTGGCAATCAGGTTATGCCGACGCAACTGGAGGTGATGACTATTCGTTCCAAAGTAAAGGACCATTAGGTTCACAACCAGATCTTGAAGATGAGGGGTTTAGTACTTTTTATGGGGATTCGGATGAACATGAGTCAGGTTATAATTTTGATGGAGGGGGTCCTGAACTTGGGGAAGACCCAGAAACGATAGAAGAAAGACACCAAGTTAATTACAATACAAAGATACAAGAGAAATTCGCAAGTAAGGACCAGATGAAGTATTTATATAGTAACGAACCTGAGGCTGCTGAGAAATTGGCATCAAAGATGACAAAGAAAGACTATAAAAAATTACCAAAAAAGGTAAAGAAGAATAAAAAAGATGGTAGGATTAAAGAATTACAAGTTTGGGGGGTTAATTCCAACCCTGGATTCGGTCTTGGGGAAGTACCTCGAGATAGTATGGTAGACTACCAATCAAAAAATCAAAACGCTTATAATATGATAGGTTTAGGAGAAAACAAAAAACCAAAAATGAAAAAAGGAAAATTACTAGAATACATTTCAGAGTTAACAACAAGAGGTGGTGCAAACGGAAAAGTTTATAAGAAAAAAGACATATTAAAATCATCAGCCCCATTTATAACTGAAGCACCTATCGATTATGGTGATAGACCAGAAAGGATTAACCCTGAAATCGCAGGAAAATTATCATCCCAGGATACTCCATTTGGTAAAGACCATCCAGCCTTCCCAAAAGTGGGTGAGGGGGAAGTTTATAGTAATTATGAAGAATTAATAGCCTCAAAAAGATTCAAAGACGTGGTAGATACTTTTAAGAGATATACCGGAGTTGAGGGTAATGCGACGGATATGCAAAATTTAATGGGTTTACAAGGTATGATGATGCAATCTTTACAGAATACACTAAGAATAGAAGGGTCTAATAAAAATAGATTAGAAGAGTTAGCAATAGAGATAGTCACTAAGGACCTAAACGTACCAGAAGGTTCTTTACAGTTTGATGTTGAAATTACGGGTATGAATAAACTTAGTAAGGATGATATGAAACAAAAACCTAAAGATGAAGAGGATTCTTTTGAAATGGAAGAAGAAACTTTGGAGTACATGGAGGAATTAGATTTAGAAGTATCTAAACGTAGGTTTATTAATTCCATGATGCAGGGTTCTGCTAAAAAAGCTCTGTATTTGTACCATATGGTTAGTGATGAACTTAATGAAATAGACCCTACTCTTATGAATCTTTATGGTGTGGTAATCTCTGCTAACGATTTAATGTACTGGATTATGCCAGATATGATGGGTGGTGGTGGTGGAGAAGAAGCTCAAGTATTTGGTAAAGAAAAGATTGATCTTTCTACGGACCCACCTACTGTAGTTGCAAAAGGGATGACATTTCCAGTATTAGTACACGAACTACACAAAGGAGTTATGGAATATCTTTCTTTACATGGTTTACCAGGTGATAAAGAATTAAGACAAAAAGTTATGGATAAGACAGACTTTTTAGAAGATGAGATGTGGGATTTAAGATTAGGCCCTGGACTATGGGAAAGATTCGTTGACTCTATTGATGCTGATGACTTCGATGTTAAAAATCACCTATATACCGAAATAATTCAAATGCCGGCTAAAGAATTCCTAGACTTTATGAAAGAAATACAATCGGGTAGTCCAGAAGGGAAATATAAGATGGTAAATTTAGCGAAGAAAATTAAAAGCGAGATTCAAAAAGACGAATACGAAGATGCAACAGGTGAGTATGAGGAAGAAGGACAACCACAATCAGATATCCCTGGGTTTGAAGGAACAATGGAAGCTTTAGATGATATTAATATTAGAGATATATTTCCATCTGATGAAGAAATAGGAGAAGAGGAAATGGATATAGATTCTCTTTTAGATAAGATATCAGAAAAAGGAATGGATTCGTTAACCCCAGAAGAATTACAATTCCTAAAAGACCAATAGACTATTTATAAGTGTTCCTAAGTCCTTTATATTTATAGTATATGGGTGAGACTAAAAGAAACGCGAGGTTAGAAACAGTAATGTTATGGGGTAAGTGTAAATACGACCCAGCTTATTTCATTGAAAATTTTTTACAGACCTTCGATAAGACCCAAGGAACTTACGTTAAGTTCAAACCATTCCCTAAACAATTAGACGCTATTAGAGCTTATAAGGACAATCGTTATAATATTGTTCTAAAATATAGACAAGCTGGGATATCCACATTAACCGCTGCTTATATTGCCTGGTTAATATCATTTGCATCTAAAGATAACCCAGAGAAAATCTTAATTTTGGCCAATAAGAGAGAAACAGCTATGGAATTTCTCAATAAAGCAAAGGTTTTCCATTCCCAGTTACCTAGTTGGATATCTGTAGATATAGGGGACACAAACTCAAAACAACATGTTAGATTTAGTAATGGGTGTGAGATAAAAGCAGTGGCTACTTCAGCGGATGCTCTTAGAGGGTACACACCTTCATTATTAATTTTAGATGAGGCGGCCTTTATTGAAGGAGGACAAGATGTGTGGGCTGCTTGTCAAGCTTCACTTTCAACAGGGGGGAACGCGATTCTCGTATCAACACCTAATGGATACGACCCAATATACCACACAACCTATGACGGTGCCAAAAAAGGAACAAATGATTTTAAGATTGTTGAAATGAGGTGGTATGAAGACCCAAGATTCAATAAAGGGTTAGAATGGGAAAAAGAAGGGGAAGAAAATATTCCCTGTGAAACGCAAAACCTTAAACTATACGAAAAGTATGTTATCGATGGTTATAAACCAATCTCACCATGGTATTTAGAAATGATAAGACAAATGAATGGTAACATGAGATTAGTTAATCAGGAAATTAATTGTGATTTCTTAGGTTCTGGGGAAACTGTTATCGATAAAGAATGGATAGAACAACAAGAAAAAGAGAATAGGAGGGATCCTATTAGGAAAGAAGGTATAGAACGAGATTTATGGATATGGAAAGACCCAGAACCAGGGAAAAAATATGTTATGGGGGTGGATGTATCAACTGGACAATCTGACGATTTTAGTGCTTTTACTGTAATATGTTTGGATTGTGAGGAAGGGGAAGAACAGGTTGCGGAATATTACGGAAAAATGCCACCAGACGAGTTAGCAAATTATGTGTGGCACGCAGGCACAAGATACAACGCTTATGTTGTAATTGACATTACCGGAGGAGTTGGGTTACCAACCTCCTTAAAATTAAAAGAAATGGGATATGCCCAACTACATTATCCGAACGGGGATAGAACTAAAAACCCAGGTTTTAATATAGACTCTAATAGAAGAATAGTTGTTAGTGAGTTGGAAGAGTCGGTTAGGACAAACAGGGTTAAAATACGTTCTGAAAGAACTATTGCAGAAATGACTACTTTTGTTTTTAGAAATGGTAGGCCTGACCATATGGTTGGTTATCATGACGACCTTCTGTGGGGGTTAGCGATGGGGTTATATGTTGCAAGTACTACCTTTAAGGAAATGGAAAGAAATAAAAATAAATCAGCAGCTATTATGGATAGTTGGATGACTACTACGACTCAGAACGAACACATAGATTCTATTAAACCCGCGGGTGAGAAAATGGCGTTATCCAAACCCCCATCCAACACCCCGGAACACATGACACAAAGATTTCCAAACCCTATGGACCCCTTTACTAGTCAGGGTCAAGACGGAAGACATATGTATAAAGAATATGGTTGGTTATTTGGGAATATGGGCCGAGGAAGACGTCCTTAAGGTTTATATTATAAATTTTTTAGTTTATTATTACTATTAAGTATTTATATTAAAACAACACAAATCAAATGGCCGACAGAAATCTAACAATATATCAGAAATTACAACAAGTATTTGGCGCTGGAGCGATGAGAAGAACTCCACCAAGTTATAATGTTGACCCAAGTAAAATATTACTTAAAACACCATCAAAGGAGGAGTTTGATCAGGAGAAACTACAAGCTCAACAACAAGCTTTCCTAAAAGGACAATGGAATAAAGTAGATAGTGAGTTATATAACCAAGCGATTTATTATGAAACTACTAGGTTAGCTTCTTTTTATGATTTCGAATCGATGGAGTTTACTCCTGAAATTGCGGCGGCTTTAGACATATACGCTGAAGAAAGTTGTACTCCAGATGAAACAGGGACTTTACTTACTGTGGAATCTGATTCTAGTAGAATAAAAGATATTTTAGACAATCTTTTCCATAAGGTACTTGACCTACATGCTGTTTTACCAGCTTGGACGAGAAATACCTGTAAGTATGGTGATAATTTTGTCTACTTAAAAATTGACCCAAAACAAGGGATTATTGGAGCTTCCCAATTACCTAATATTGAAATAGAAAGAAAGGATGAAAGTAGTTATTTAACATCACGAAAAGCTGGAACTTATGGAGTTGAGGGAGAAGAAGAAAAAGATAAGAATATAAAGTTTGAATGGAGAAATAAATCAATTTCTTTTAACGCTTGGGAGATTGCTCATTTTAGATTATTAGGAGACGATAGGAGATTACCATATGGGACTTCTTTATTGGAAAAAGTAAGAAGGATTTGGAAACAGTTATTATTATCTGAGGATGCTATGATGATATATAGAGTAACTAGAGCACCGGAAAGAAGAGTCTTTAAGATAAATGTTGGTAATATTGATGATCAAGATGTACAAGCATATGTAAATAAAATAGCAAATAATTTCAAAAGAAGTCATGCGATAGACCAATCCACAGGTCAAGCAGATTTAAGATATAATGCATTAGCGGTTGACCAAGACTTTTTTGTCCCTGTTCGTAATGACGGAGCTGCCAACCCAATTGAAACATTACCTGGAGCAGGTAATCTAGACCAAATTGCTGATATTGAGTACATCCAAAAGAAAATGCTTTCAGCCCTAAGGATACCAAAACCATTTTTAGGTTTTGAAGAACCAGCGGGTGAAGGAAAGAATCTAGCACTTCAAGATATTCGTTTTGCTAGAACAATCAATAGAGTTCAACAATCAATGGTTCAAGAACTTAATAAGATTGCGATAGTACATCTATATATTTTAGGATTTGAGGACGAACTAGAAAACTTTACATTAAGGTTACAAAACCCATCAACCCAAGCCGAAATGTTAAAAATAGAACAATTCCAATCAAAAGTGGCTTTATATCGAGATTCGGTATCTGACGCTGGTAATGGTTTTGGCGCAACTTCTATGACTTGGGCAAAGAAAAATATATTAGGTTTTAGTGATGATGATATTCTTCTAGACTTAGAAAGACAAAGAATGGAAAAAGCAGCAGCTGCAGAAATGGAAAATACTTCTGAAATTATAAAAAGTACTGGTATTTTTGATGAGGTTGATAAACTATATGGAGCACCATCTGAGGGAGAAGACTTACCAGCTGAAGGTAGTGAAGATGAACCACCAACACCAGGTGGGGCGACTGGCTCAACACCAACACCAAGTGGTGGAGGAGACGCTGATATGGATGATGACATGATGATGGAAAAGGATAGTAATTTTAGAAATCTAGTTAATATCGTAAACTTTGATACAAAAAAGAAAGGTAAAAATACAAAAAGTAATTTAATCAAGGAAGACCTCGATTACCTAAAACAAAATTTAGACAAACTTTTAGAATAGTTTTATATTTATTATATAAACATACTGTATGAAAAATTTTGGTGATTTACTAGATTCAATATATTCTAAAGCGTCCTTACAATTTGCAAACAATAAAAAAGATTGTAGCAAGATACTCAAAGAGTGTATAAACACAATAAAAACAGATAAAGTCCTTTCTGATCAATTCACAATTTTTAATAATCTTAAGACATCGGTTATAGATGAAAATCAGATTAATGATTATATAACTGAAAATATAAACTCATTAAAATCCTATAAACATAGAGAAATTATTAGATCTAATAATAAATTAGAGAGAATATGTTCAAAATTAGGTACAAAAGTTAAAAAAGATAAACTAAATGAATCAATATCAAAGTTATGTTTTTTAATGAACACCGCTAAGAATGTTAATGTACTACATGAGTCAAAAAATATAATAAAAGAAAATTTACTAACCAACCAAAAGAAAAAAGAAAGCGACGTACCGTCAATACCGTTAGCCCTGATGAGTAAACTTGTTAGTAAAAAATATAATGAAAAATATAGTACATTAAATGAGTCAGATAAAAAATTACTTAGGGTGATTCTTGAGAACAAAGAAGGTGACGAAAAACTTTTCAAATTGTATAAAGAAAAGGCAACACAATTACTAAAGGTTAAAATAGTCGAAAACGACGACTCCACATTACACACAAATCTAAAAAAAAGTTATAAGAAAATAACTGAAATGGAATATATAAACGAAAGTTTAATAAACGATGTTAGTAAATTACATCAGTTAATAGAAGGTTTAGAGTAAAATGGGAAGATTAACAAACGAACAAGTATATAGTGAGATAAAGTTGGTTAAAAACGATATGACTTACTTAAAGGATGGTCAGGCAAAATTGCAAGAAGATATAACAATGATTAAAAAAGTGTTACTAAATCCAGACAATGGTACAGTAGCAAGAGTAAATAAAAACACACAGTTTAGACAATCAACCGGAAAAATACTGTGGTCTATTTGGATCGCGTTGTTAGGTATAATAGGAAAGTTGATGTTCTGGAACTAATTAAAAAAATTAAAATTATGGATTTTTTCAAAAACATGTTAAGTAGTGAAGGTAAGGTCTCAAGTAAGAGATTTGTTACTTTTATCTGTCTATTATTTATGTTAATAGGATATACGTCAAATCTCTTTTGGGATTTCACTATAGATAATGATTTATTCCAATCGTTACAGTGGATAGTAATGGCGGGACTTGGTTTTACAGCTGCTGAGAATTTTTCACCTAAGGGTGGTGACGTTCCAGAAGAAGAACCAACTCCATCACACACTACAGTAACTCATGAATACAGTCATAACGATGAAGAGATATAAACACTAAAAAAATGGGAAGAAAACAAAGATTAGAAAAACAAGAAAACATAGAAAGGGCTAATCGTCTTTTAGAATCACGTAGGGAAAGAGGTCTAATGACCGAACAACCGGGTTTTGACCCTGAGTACGATAAAATGGACGCTATGGCAGCAGGGTGTCTAAATCCATTATTGGGTGGGTATGACCCTAGTGCAACAGTTGATTGTTCAGGAAATCCACAACCACCAACTGGATACGGAGATGAATCTTGTTGTGGTATGCCAGGTCCACAAGAATATGTGTGTATGGGAGGAGTTATGGGGCCAGGAGGTACTAATTCATGTACAGGTCCACACCCAGCGGGAGCATATCAAATGGGAGATCCAAATGTAATGGGAATATACCCTACTCAAGCCGCTTGTGATGTAGCCTGTAATGGAATAATCTGTGATCCACCTCCAAATGGATGCCCACCAGGGGAAATTTGGATGCCAGCACCAATATGTGCTTGTCAAACAGACCCTAATACAGGAACAGCATGTGATATTTCTTGGAATACTCCTTGTGCACAACAACATTTGCTAACTGGAGCACAAAACTCATGGACAACTTTCCTAAATCAAAGACAAACAGGATGGGATAATGTTGGTTGTCAACATTTACAAAATGTTGTTAACTGGACAACTGATCAATTAAATTCAGGAGTTACAGGTAACGGTACGCCATTAAACCCAACACAAATCGCAAGAAAAACAGAAAAAAGAGATTGGGCACAATGCCAAGGATCACAATGTGGGTGTACGATTAATATGCCACCATTAACAGGAGGAAATACACCTATTGGACCACCGAATGAACCGGAAAATCCAGATTTAATTGATCCTGAAGCACCAATTAAAACAAAGACAAAATCGAAAGATGAAAAGAAACCACCAACTAAAGATGAAACTTCTGATAAAAAAGATAAGTTAAACGAGGAGGTGAATAAAATGAAAAAATTATGGAATTATAATAAATAATAAAATGGGAAGACAAAAATTTAACAAACGGGACCACTTAGAAAAATCTAACAGGATATTTGAGAGTCGTAACAAAAAAATTATAATTAACGAACAACAATTAGGAGATAGTAATAATGACGGTGTTGTAGACCAAACTGATATAGATTATGTAACTAATAATTGGTTACAACCTGGTGATGTTTATGATAGTAATGATGGTATAATTAATTTAGATGATTTATCATTGGTTAGTACAAACTTTGGACAAGGATCCGCAACATCCTTACCATCACAAACTTGTGATACCTGTGATTCTACACAATGGTCTAATGCTGGAAGTTGGTATAGTACAGTGTTTATGGCAAAAATAACATCCTTGGGAGGTTATGTTAATGGGGCTCCTGTTAACCCAGCCCCACAAGCATGTGAATATATTTGTGAAAGACTAGGAATTTGGAATTCAAAATGTCCAACCGCTGGACCAGTCCAACAAAACCAACTAGCGTGTAAAATAGAATCCGGACAATATGAATCAGGGGCTCATGGGTGTGCTTGTCAAACAGACCCTAATACAGGAACAGCATGTGATATTTCTTGGAATACACCATGCGCTGATAACAACTTAAATACTGGAGGAGAAAATTCTTGGACACAATTCTTAAGTTTAAGACAAACAGGATGGGATAGTGTTGGTTGCCAACATCTACAGAACGTTGTTAATTGGAATACTAGTCAATTGAATTCAGGAGTTAATTCAGCTGGAGTACCATTAAATAATGTACAAATATCGAGAAAAAATGAACAAATAGCTTGGGCTCAATGTCAAGCAAATGAATGTGGGTGTCCGTCACTTAACGTACCACCTTTAACAGGAGGACCAACACCAACAGGAAATAACTCTCATGAAAATTTCACTGGGACAGTTTGTAATTGTGTCGGTGACTGTTCAAGTCCAACTAGTCAAGTAGGAGCAGGATTTCAAGCAGCGAGTGCTACACACCAGTGTAATGGTCAAATGTGTACTGATACAGGAGGACCTAATGGTACAGGAGATATAGGAGAAATCTTCGATTATGATGATGGTGCAAAGACTCTAACATTTACATTAAATAGTTTTAGTAATCCTGGTATATTTGGTGTTAGTGAAACACCAGGTATTAATATGCCTACTAGTACTTGTCCAGTGACACCAGTGGCACCACCAAATCCTTTGGCGGGAACTGGAGGGATTAAACCAGAAAAAAAGGAAAAAGAAGAAAAGGAAAAAGAAGAAAAGAACTTAAAAGAAGAGTTTACCAGAATGAAAACTATTTGGAAATATCGAATCTAAATGAGTAACTAAACTTAGAAAACCTCCGAAAGGGGGTTTTTTAATTTAATAATATTTCGTAACATTAAGTATCAATAACAATTAGAGAAAAATAAAATGAAAAATGAAATTAGGAAAAGAACTATCTTTGAAAACAGAGAAACCATTCAAAATCCACATAGGGACTGTTAATAATAAAGAACCAAGGACTTTATACATGGTCCTATCTAGTTGGGTTGAACCCCTACAAGAATTAGAAAATTACCAACCACACTTAAATAAAATAGCAAAAAACATTAGAAGGTTCCTAAGTGAAGTAGTCCCTAAGGAAAGTTTTAATAAAGAAAAGATAATCGTAGATTTTGATTTACGTTCGTCGGGAATAACAAAAAATAAAAAGTCTTTTATGTCATGTGAGGTAACCCTATTCCAAAAAGAACTACGAAAGATAAACTCACCATCTGTTATTATGGAACTACAATGGTTATCCACTAAGTTAATTGGTGAGGTTTTTGAACCTGACATAGGTTTTAAGTACCACTTAAACAAAAAACGATAAATAACTAACATAAAACCCATCCAAGATGGGTTTTATTTTTTCCCCCTCATATTTATAATAAAAACAATACTTATTAATATGGAATTAAGATTATTAAAAGAAGGTGAGGAGGGTTATGGACTTTTGGTTGAGAAAGATTCGGGACATATTTCTCCACAATCGACAGCGAACAGGAAAATTATAAATGAGATGAATGAGGGTGGTTCAAGTTTTGGACCAATACAAATGGTTGCGGTACTTCAGAAATGTGGTGTAGAAAATAGAAACGGTAGAGTTTACCCCCAAGAAATTCTAAGGAAGGAAGTAGATAAACACCAAGAGGTTATTAAGAATGGTAGAGCTATTTCAGAATTAAATCATCCAGACTCTTCTATTATCGATTTAGAAAGAACATCACATAAACTAGACGAAACTTGGTGGGATGGTAATACTTTAATGGGAAAACTAACTTTAATAACTTCTCCAGCTTATGAATCTAATGGTACTGCAACTACACCAGGAGATTTGGCGGCTAATTTACTAAGACACGGAGTGCAATTAGGTATCTCATCAAGAGGTGTTGGATCCTTATCAAATGTAGGAGGACAGAATATGGTACAAGACGATTTTGAATTAATTTGTTTTGACTTGGTCTCATCTCCATCGACTCCAGGAGCTTACCTATTTAATGAAGTTGGGGAGGCGAAACCTTACGTAGAGTCAAAAGTACCACAAAAAATAATGGAGTCAAAAATAGACGAAACAATTAAAAATTTCCTAAAAGATTAAATCATGAGTAATAGAATTAGAAAATCAAAACGAGATAATATAAAAAGATTAAATGAATCTTTATTATTCGAAGGTGTACAATCACCAAAAACATCACAATCATCTACGAAAGATTGTTATAAAATAGACGCTGGGGGTTGTCTAAAATGCCCACCAGAGGAATGTAACAAAAAAACAACTCCATGTATATACCCAACGGATATGTGTAAGGATAAACCAACAGATGACGATGGGTGGGGGACAGAAACTTCTTCACCTAAAGTAACTAGTACCGATAAGAAAAAGGTAAATGAAGATTGTGGGTGTTCAAGTGGGAATGACACACATGGGGATTGGGTTGAAGATAATTTAATGAAAATTGACGACATGGTTAATGGTATGGATAATATGGTTGGTGATATTGGTGGAGGGGGATGTCCTCCGGGTCAATATTGGTGTAATGAGACTGGTGACTGTCATGA